CAGCTACTCAGGCCCTAAGCAGGCTCGATTCCATGATCGAGAGCGATGGCGCGGGGCAATTCCGCTTCGATACGATTGCCCTTGAGATGGCCCCTGCCGGTGGCGGTGGCGGTGGAACGGATTGGACAGCCAATGAGCGGACAGCGATCAGGGCTATCTTAGGCGTACCTACCAGCGGGACTACGCCGACCGATCCGACGAGCGGGATTTTGGATACGATCAGGGACTCGGTTGGAGCGATCGGCATCAACGTCTATCCCGTCTCGGCGTCGACCCCTGAGAGAGTGGCGGGAACTACCTTGACGTTCTACCGCGATGAATCAAGATCGGTATCCGTCGTCACTGATTTCACGCTGACCAACCTGACGCTTCAATTTACCGTCGAGGATCAAGACGGGAACGATGTATACACGCTCAACAACGCGTCGATCAATAGATCGGGTCAGACCTTTACCGTACCTGTTACCACAGCGGTTACAGGCGGCAATGGCCAGTACCGTTGGTCGATGCGGGATATTACGGGCGGTGGTAATAGCGTGATTGCTATGGGCGTGTTGACTGTCCAGGAGGCGGCATCCAATGGCTAAGCTTTGTCGATGCGGGAAGATTGTTGCTGACCGTTGCGAGTGCGATGGCGGTAGGTCTACGCAGCGACGGCCACAGGCCAAGGCGAACTACGATTGGACCCATCGATTGGCATCGGAGCGACTGAGGGCAGAGCGGCCATTGTGCGAGCGGTGCGTTATGCTTTACGGCGTTGTCGATGCGAAACCATCGAAGGATATGCACCATATCCATTCAATCGCCAAGGCTCCTGGTTTGGCGCGTGAAGCATCCAATTGGCTTGCGGTCTGCGAGCCATGTCACGAAGCGATCGAAGGCGACGAGGCCCAAGGCATGGCTGTAAAACGATGGAGTGACGCTAGCTATGATGAGGCGTTGCATGGGGCCAGAATGAACGGGGGCATCACTTTTGTTTATACTTAAGGCTACTCGATCGGTCGAGATCGCATACGAAACTATCTCCGTTTCTGTCAACTCAGTACCATAAAGGCTTGATTTTCATGGTAAAGGGCCGCAAACCACTCTCCAACGCAATTAAAGAGGCTTCGGGTGCGTTCATCAAGCACCCCGAGCGACGCAACGCAGATGAGCCAAAACCGAAGCTAGGGAGGCCAAAGATTCCCGAGGCGGTCGAGTCAGATCCGGCGGCCAAGTCTCGTTGGCACTGGGTTTGCGATCAACTCGAATCGATGAACCTTTTGGCTGAGACCGATCAGGGCCTAATCGCGGGCTATTGCCTTGATTATTCGATGATGCTTTCCCTGTGGGAATCGATCAAGGGCGGGCAAGTCTCGGACATGAACGCAAAGGGCGGCATAACGACCAAGCCGGAGGCGAACCAGTTCCACAAGTTCGCCGATCGATGCTTAAAACGGGAGGCTGAATTAGGCTTGACCCCATCGGCTAGGTCAAGACTGAGAGCACCCCAAAAGGATGAGGAGGATCCGTTCCAAGAGTGGCTAATGAGGGCAACCGGGTGATAGCAAGCGGGATCGGCCAACGTGTCGAGGAATACTGCAACGCAATCGAAACGGGCGAGATTATCGCTTGCGATCGCGTCAAGGATGCGGTACGCCGATACCGAATCGACCTGGAGCACCAGAGCCAACCGGATTTTCCTTATCACTTCGATCGACGACAAGCCGAGTTAGTCTGCGAGTTCTTCCCTCTCGTCCTACGTCATTCCGTTGGAGAATTCGCGGGCAAGCCCCTTATCCTTGAAGATTGGCAGCTGTTCGGGCTATGGAACATCTTCGGGTGGAAACGCGACGAGGACGGCTCAAGGCGATTCCGCAAAGTCTACTGGTCGATGGCTCGGAAGAATGGCAAAACAACGCTCGTAGCGGGGCTTTGCCACTTCCTTGGGATGGCTGATATCGACCCTAAAACCCGCAAGCCCGAAGCAGTGGGGCAGATCCTTTTGACTGGACCCAAAAAGGAACAAGCCGACTTTGTCTACTCTGAGTGCGAGCGAATGGTAAGGCAGTCGGGCCCGCTTACCAAATACACAGGCGTTAAGAATGAAACAATAACCTTTACGCACAATCAAAGCTATATCCGCAAGGTGTCGAGCGACAAGCCTTTCGACGGCGCAAATCCGCATTGCGTTGTAATGGATGAGTTGCACGCATGGAGCGCGTATCATCGAAAATTCTACGACACGATGGTGACAGGCTCGGCGTCTAGGTCGCAACCCTTGCACTTCATTATCACGACGGCAGGCGACGACAGTTCCGACTTGTGGAAAGAAGAATACAACTACGCGGTGAATGTTGTTTCCGGCATCCACAGCGACAACACGCTATTTTCCTTGATTTACGAACTGGACAAGAGCGACGACCCAAGCGATGAAACTAAATGGAGAAAGAGCAATCCGAATCTTGGCGTTTCGGTAAAACTTGATTACCTAAGAGAGCGATGGAACGAGTTCAAAACAACTTCAATTGGTATCAATCGTTTCAAGCGGTTTCATGGCAATACCCTAGTATCATCGACCGAAAAAGCGTTCGACCTGAATGACTTCGATGCTTGCGTTGGGGCTCATAGCGATTGGAACTGGGCCGACGCTTTCGGCTCAGGGGTCGACCTTGGAGCACGTGACGACTTAGCGGCGTATGCTCTTTGTGCCAGATTCCCGATTGATACCGACGCCAAAGGTAAGACGGTTTTTCGCTACGAGATCAAAACGCGGGCATTCATTGCGGCAGACTCGAAGCGGGATTTGACGGCCATGCCGTTCTCTGAGTTTGTCCACACCGAAGAGCTTTTCAAGTGTACCTATCCGATCGAGGATTTAACCGAATCGCTCATCGAAGAGATCGAGTTATACGGCATCGAGCAAGTAGCCTATGACCCGTACAACGGGCAGCAACTCGGCGAAAAGATAGGCAAGGCTGGAGCGACGGCGGCTAGGATGGCACAGAATCAAGCCAATTTCAATGAGCCTATCCGCGATTTTATTCAGCTAATGAGGGATGGGCGGCTTGTGTTCCTGGAATCGAAGTTACTTCGATGGTGTGCGAATAACGCGATGATATGCAAAGATCGCCAAGATCGATGGATGTTTGACAAGGCCAAGTCAAAAGACAAGATCGATCCAATGGTTGCGGCGGTGATGGCTTACAGGATTGCTAGTTTGCAGCCTGAGCGTTCTTCGGGTAAACTTTACGTGACTTAAGGAGGCTCGGATGAGTTTATTTAGCGTATTTGCTCGATGGATGGGGCTAGACGATGACTCGTATTTGAGCGGGCGTAGGGTCGGCGTAAATGAGGCTCTAGGAGTCCCTCCGGCTTGGTACGCCCACAACAAGCTAACCGGGGACTTCGGGCGAATCCCTGTCGATGTTAAGCGGGTGGTTGGACAGGGTTCGATCAACGATACTTTGCATGTCGGCTATCAGCTACTCAGAGAGCAACCGAACAGGATCCAAGCCCCATCGACTTTCAAGGAGCAATTCCTATCCCATGCCATCCTCAAAGGCAATGGCAGGGCGGCGATTATCCGCAACGCTCGGACGATTACCGAGCTGATTCCCATGATGCCGGACGCGACTTGGACGATAATCCACGAGGGCGAAAAGTACCATATCACAAAGCCTGACAATCAGAGCAAGAAGAATCTTTTCGATGCTTACGATGCGGACGCCAACGGCTACCTAGTTTTTCACGATGAGGACGTTTTGCACGTTCCAGGCTTCTCATTCGATGGCGTCGAGGGTATCGGGCTACTCGATGTTGCAAACAAGACCTTCGCGACGGGCAGCGAAGAGGTCAATTTCAAGCTAAACCAACTCAAGCGGGGCTTTCGAGGCAAGCTATTCCTTGAGGCCCCAACGGGTGCGCTACGCAAGCCCGAAGACGCCAAGGAGTTCATTGACGAGTTCAACAAGACCGAAGCGGGCAGCGACAACGCGGCCAAGGCGGGTTTGCTACGCGAGGGCATCAAGGCCAACGCAGTCTCGATGAATAACAACGACGCACAATTCGCAGCCTTGCAAAAGCTAACCCGACAGGAAGTCGGTATGCTTTTTGGTCTTGAGGCAATGCCAGGGGATGGAGAATCCAGTAGCTACAGCACAAGGGAACAAAGCCAGCTAGCTTACCTTCAATGCTTGGACCATTGGCTAGTTAAATTTGAAGAACAATGCGACATGAAGCTTCGCACTCGACGCGAAAAGAATTCCAGGGAAGTCTATTTCAAGTGCAACCCGGCAGCGTTGTATCGGACTGACCTAGCCACGACAATGGAATCATTCTCGAAGGCGATTGCATCAAGGATCATGAACCCGAATGAATGCAGAGCTAAGCTAGACCTGAATCCCTATGTCGGCGGCGATGAGTTTATTAACCCGGCGATCAGCACAGCGACCGGGGAGCAATCGCCAGACGAAGCCGAAGACACGCCAGAGGACGACCAAGAGGACTCGCAAGAGGACACGCAAGAGCAAGCCCGCAATGATCGAGCAGTCGAGCAAATGCTACGTGGGCTCATCAAGACCGAAGGCAACAACGCTATTAACGCATCGAAAAAGGCTCAGTTTGTCGCTTGGATCGGCAAAAAGTACCCGCAATGGGAAAACAAGCTGGCCGACAAGATCGAAGCGATCGGGCTCGACCGTGACCTAGCAAGACTCCATTGCGAGAAATCGACGCAGATTCTAGCGACTTTGGCGGCTCAATATGGTGGCGAATCGCTGCAAAAAGCCGTCGAAAACGAGGTTAAAACGTGGGAAAATCGCATTTTTGAACTGAAAGGCGCGAAATAATGATCGAGATCAAAGCAGAAACCAACGAAATCCTTTTAAGCGGTATCGTTGGCGATGGATGGGATGAATTTCCGATCACGCAAAAGGGCGTCGTTGATGCGTTGCGTTCTTTCGGATCCAGTTCGGTGACGATCAGGATCAATAGTCCAGGCGGCGCGGCCGATGAGGGGATCGGCATTTACAACGCACTTCGATCACACGGCGGGGAGGTTACAACGATCAACGACAGCCTAGCAGCGTCGGCGGCTAGTGTGATTTTCTTGGCTGGCAAGAATCGCCTCATGGCCGACGGATCGCGGATTATGATCCATCGAGCAATGGCCTTCGCGATGGGCAACCAAGACGAGCTAGGCAAGGTGATTTCGGCGTTGAAAAGCTATGACGCGTCGCTGGTTGATATCTACCGGCAATTCATCGGTAAGGATCCTTCGGAAATCGAGTCGCTTATGGCGGCAGAGACTTGGTACAACGTCGACGACGCTATAGCCTCTGGCCTTGCCACAGGACGCGTTGAGAATGGCAAGAAGTACAAGAAGCCAAAGAACGCTTTCGAGTCGGCAGCGACGATGCTGGCACGCCAGAAGATGGCCCAGTTCTCAAAACACTTGACAAGCCCGGGCCAGTAGCCTAGATTTATTGCGTCGGCCAGAAGCGTCGACAACTCTGCAACTTATTAGCGGCAGTGACACACGGTTTAAAACAGTTTGTTTCCCGTGGCAGTCATGCCGCTATCTTGGTTTTTAGACTGCCACACATCCCAATAAGGGCAGTCGAAATGAAGAGCGCGAAAGCACTAGCAGACGAAATTCAGGCCTTGCAAGCCAAGGTCCAAGCGATTCAAGCAATCGCAACCCAAGAGACCCGCGAGCTGCTCGAAGATGAGCAGTCCGAGATTGATACCATCCTCGGGACCGAAGGCAAGCCGGGCCAGATCGAGAATCTTGCCAAGCAACGCGAACGGGCGATGAAGATCGAGCAAGCAGTCTCCAACACGGTTCGCCAACACGTTGACAATCAGCCACTCGCAGGGGCTACCTTCCGAGTCCCGGCAACGGCTCGGGCAACCAAGCCCCTAGCGGTGTTTACTGGGCCGGATG